AGATTTCGCGGAGTGACTGGAGTTCAGACGTGTGCTCTTCCGATCTCATTGGAAATCGTTTTTCGAAAAATAAAATTTGGTAAAAAACAAGGTGTTTCATTGCTTTTCAGTATTAAGTTGGTAAAAAAGTAAGTTATCGGTAAAGTTTTTTATCTTTTGACTATGTATTTTATGAGTGAGGACGTATGTATGGAAAATACCGTAGACAACATTTTCATCGATTTAATGCCTGAATCTGAAAAGAAGGTCTTTTTGCATGGTAAGAAGAAAGATTCCAAATATGATCCAGAGGCGGCTCGTCAAGGTTTAGCAAAGTTACTCACTGGCAAGTTCACCACTGAAGATGGTTTGGAATTGTCTCCTAAAGACATCATTGATATGAAGACTGCTGCGTTCGTGATGGCTAATCCATCTCCACAGAATACTAAGGCGTTATATGAGCTTGCTGGACTCGCTGCTCCTAAAGAAGTCGATGTTAAGTCAGGCGGTAAGCCAATAGATAGCTTCCTCGAAGCCTTGTCTATTAAGAAAGATGAGTAAAACTAGAAACTTCTCAGTGCTTGTTCCTGATTCATTAGGGCGACCACACGAGATAAGAGTCCTGGATTTCATTCAAAACTTCCTCTACATAAGACCTAAACCAGCAAACTTAATGGCGGAAATCTTAGATGGGGAGGCGGAGGATACTCCACTCATCAAGTTTCAACTCAATCCTCAGCAAATGAAGTTCTATCTTCAAATCGAAGAGGATTGGAAGAACTATAGACCAATTAGGTATATCGTTCTAAAGGCAAGACAAATTGGGTTTTCCACCCTCATAGCGGCAATTATCTTCACGATGACGATTTACTCTCCTTATAGAGAGTCGTTAGTTATCTCGGATAAGGATGACCACACGAAGAGAATCTTCGAAATATATCAAAGGTTCTACGATCATCTTCCAGAAGAGATAAAGCCAACTCAAGCGGTTGGACGTAAAGGTAATATGTTGTCCACTACTAACGAATCGACTGTTTCTGTTGAAACGGTGTCAGATGACTTAGCAAGAGGTGCGACTCTAAGAGCGGCTCACGCATCAGAGTTCGCAATGTGGAAAAAGCAACAAGAGGCGATGGCATCTCTTAACTCTGCTGTTCCTCTCTCTCCTGACGCGATGTTATTCATTGAATCCACCGCGAAAGGTATGAACTTCTACCGCGACCTATTCATTAACGCGTATAGCGGAAAGAGTAAGTCTCTCAAAGGGTGGTTTGAGCCTTGGTACCGTAATGATAAATACAAGATGCCTTACCACGGAGAAGAATTACAAAGGTTCGGTGATTATGGTGATGAAGTTGCCTTACTCAAAGATTATGAGGCGGACGGCATGACCGTAGAAGGGCTTATGTGGAGAAGAGCACAGATAGACTCTATGGGTCTTGAGATGTTCCATCAAGAAAACCCAACATACCCAGATGAGGCGTTTCTCTCTACTGGCTACTCAATCTTCAATGCGATGAAAGTCCAAAAGAGAATTGAGGAAGTACATAGGGATGTTACGTATAAAAAGAGAGGTCGATTCGAATATCACGCGGTCACGTCTTCTGATAATAGAAGAATTAGCGTGTCGGACGTGAAGTTCGTTGAAGACCCAGGCGGAGATGTCACCATCTACGAAGAGCCATTCCCAGGATATCCATATGTCATAGGAGTTGACCCTTCAAGTATTCACGGAGCTGACTCTAATATCGCTCAAGTGATACGACATGATGGTAAATGCCGCAAGCAGGTAGCCATCTTTGAAAAGCAGAACATGGATCCTGATGAACTCGGTATCTATATGTACTGCTTAGGCACCTACTACAATACCGCTCTTATAGCGGTAGAAAACAACCGCGGTCAGTCCACGAATAAAACCTTAGCCAAATGTGCTTATAGGAAGATATTTGTGGGGCAAGCTCCACAGGGTTATGAGGAAGATCTCCTTCCTATGTATGGTTTATCCACTCCAGGCTCTACCATAGAAGACATGATTAACGGTCTCACGGCGCTCTTTAGAGAAAAGCCAGATGAAATCGTTGATGTCGGCACTCTTCAAGAGATGCAAACCTTCGTGGTGTTAGATATCGGTAAAACTGGTCACTACATCATGGGAGCACTTCAAGGGTGTCACGATGATAAGGTTATGTCTCTTGCCATAGCGTTAACCGCTGCGGCAACTAATCAGCAAGTGACCACGGTCAATCGCGAAGAAGCAAAAAAAGCCGCTCTTCCGTGGCAGCTTCAAAGCGATAAACCAAAAACCAATACAGGGAGGAACATATGGAAAAAGTCAATCATATCGTAATTACTCGTAAAGAAGAGAAGGAACTTAAGAAATTAAACCGTCTCTTTGAGATTATGGGTGTCGACTTAGATTCCATTACCTCTCGTATTGAGACTTTGGAAGCAGAAAATGAAATTAAGTCAAAGGAGATCGTTAATCTCCGTAAGGAATTAGCGGAAGCCAAGAAAGAAAACGAAGAGTTAATTCGTAATCAAATGGCACAAATCTCCGTCAATATACAAAAATCCACCGCTAAAGAAGGCGTTGGTACTAAATCTATGTTCAATTTCGAGGGAAACAAGATAAATGAGCACTTCTAAACCTAAAAAAGAAAAGTATCCAAAGCTTAGTGCTGAGCAACTAAGAAAAAAGACTTCGTATGACTACGAATGTTTTGAACGTCATAGACAATATATGGAGAAAAAGGGATATGAAACTTGTATTCCTGAATGGTGGGCTATGTATGAAGGTCGCCAAACTCCAGCAAATTATGACGCTGACTTACCAAGAGCCACTGAAAATATCACTGCTTGGGTTGTCGATTCTCAACACGCGACTATTTTAGGCACTACTGTGACCCTCAACTTTACTTGTTTTGATAAGAATTTATCCACCGATGCCTTAAAGAAATTCGACGAATATGTCCAAAAGGCAATCGGAATGGAAGAAAAGAAAGACGATTTAGTGCTTGATGCTGAAGTAGCATCTGCTGCACTTCTATATCACTACTGGAGTGACGATATTCTTACCTTTAGAGGTAATAATAAAGGTTCTCTTGGAATCGATACAATCGCTCTTGAGGACTTCTTCTGCTCAAATCCACGTCTTAGAGATATTCAAAGACAAAAATATGAAGGATTTAGACATAGAGCTGAAGTTAAGGCTGTAAGAGCCACGGTCGATAAGAAAACAAAAAATTATGAAGATGTTATTGCTTCCATCGTTCCAGATGATTATTTAGAAAAACAAGATAAATACGATAAGGATGATGATGACTTCGAAAGCGGAGCGGTCACCTTATATACAAGATTCTTCCGTATTGATGGTGAGGTTTACTGGACTCGTTCCACAAAACACGTTCAACTTACCCCTCCAACACCACTCAATCCAGATATAACCGTTAAAAAACTCAGACTCAAACCTGAATATGAAGAAAATGGTTATAGTCCTGATGATGAAGAAATCTACGAACTTGATCCAGAAGTTCCAAATATGCAGGATGAAAAACTTGAAAAATCATCCGAAGAAGACCATATCGCAGCAAAAGACAAGATGATGCTCTATCCAATTAGCATTCTCGTTCTTCGTAGAAGAAGAAATTGCTTATATGGACGTAGCGTTGTCGAAGATGTCTACGATAACCAAAAACTCGTGAACTTCATGACTGCAATGGTCGCAAAAGAAATTCAAGATACCGCTTGGGCAACCATCATTATGAAAGAAGGTGCCGCAAACGGACAAACTTGGACAGGTCAACCTGGCGGAGTATTCACTGATTACACTCCAGGCAATAACTTCGGTATTAAGAGACTTGAAGGTAACCAATTAAATGCCCAAGTTATGAATTATGTCTCCACCATCATCGATATTACAAAGATGATTACTGGAACAAATGAATTAGTTGATTCTTCTTCTAACTTAAAAGATGTTACCGCATATGCGTTACAAATCTTAGAAGAACAAAGAAATAAAAAGATTGAAGCCTTACAAAATCGTTATTGGAGATTCCTCGTTGAATGTGCCAAGATTCGACTTCAATTCTATAAGCACTACTATCCAGAAAGTTATTACATCTATGACTTAACGGATGCTGAACTTCAAGATGAACAACAACTTTATCAAAAGGCTCTTGCCTCTGAAGAAATGGTTACTCTTGAAGATGGTACTCAAATCAGTGCGAAAGAGGCTGCTGAAAGAAAAGGCGAGCCAACTAAAACACAACGCAGAAAGATTGATCCAAAGAAAGAACTTCTTGGTCACTACTTCGATATCGTGTGTGAGCCTGGTAAGGGAACCAAGTACAGCGAAATCATTGATACCGACTTAATCAATAACCTCTTCTTAAATGGTGGTTATGAAAAGATGTCTCCAGATTCATTCGAAATGTGGCTTAATCTCAATCCACTTATGTCTGAGTCTAAGAAAGCCGACATTCGTGTACTTATCCAAAAACAAAGACAAAGTGAAAACGCTCAACTTAAAGGTCAACTTCAAGAAATGGGCGGAATGCTTCAAATGGCACTATCAAGAGTTAAACAACTTGAAATTGTTGTTAAACAAAAAGATGCCACTGCTGCTTCAATGGAAAAATCATTCAAAGATTCTCTTGGAGCCGCTAAAGAAATGGTCGCTAACCGTGAAGAAATCATTAAACAACTTCAAGGTCAACAAGGTGGTGGCTCAGCCTTACCATCAGCGGCAGAAATGGCTAAAGAAGATTAAACCTTATTTGTTCAAAATTCTTGAACTAATGAGTTTAATAAAAAATCGCACCCACGCAGCGTAAATGTGGAGTCACTACCATTGTAGTGGTCGAAAGGACAAAAATGGAAAACGAAGAAAACAAAAATCCTAATGTGAACCCAGAAGAGAATCCTGCTGGAACTCCTCCTGCTAGTAACGATGGTAACCCTAATCCAGCTAATCCACCAGAGGCTGGAGGCAATCAAGGCAATCCGCCTGCTACTGAAGACCCAAATCCTGGCGAGGGGCAGTCTAAAGAGGAAAATGCCAAGTTTGCTAAAGAGAGACATGAGCGTGATATCCGCAAAGCAAAGGCTGCAGGCGATGCTGAGGGGTATAAAAGAGCTCGTATCAAATCTGTAGGTGGAAAGAACCCTTACACCGATACTCCTATTGAGACGGATGAAGACTTTGAGTTCTATGAACTTCAAGATGAGGTAAAAGCCAACGGTGGCGATCCAAATAAACCTTATGAAGTTGAAAAACTCCGTAGAGAGAAAGCCGAAGCGGCTCGTAAAGCTGCTGAAGATAGTAGAACCGAACAAGAAAAACAAGATGCTAAGGCTGCCCAAGAGGTTAAAGATTACCTAGATGAAGGGCATACCCAGCAAGAACTTCAAGAATACTGGAAAAATCCTAAATTCTCAGAGTTCGCTGAAGATTTACTTGGAGTCGTTCCACTCAAAACCATTATTGCGAAATTCGATAAGGTCTATCCTAAGGAAAATCCAGAAGCCAAAAAGGCTGCTGCGAACAAAGCTTCAAATCCTGGTTCTGCTTCCTCGTTAGAAGACCCAGCACCAAAGAAGAAGATTAGTGAAATGTCCGATGAAGAATTTAAAAAATACATGGAAGACGTAGAGAAGGGTAAGGTAAAAATCGACAGTTAAGAAAGGAGTTCATTATTATGAACGAAGTAAAAATGACATCTGGCGAATTATCACAAGCCCAACAAGAGTTTGTGCAAAAAGCCGTTATGTACGAATTAGGTGGACTCAAAGATGATGTCCTCTTCAGATTCGCAGAAAAAACAAACTTTACCCCAACTTCTGATGAATATTCTTGGAGAATGTACAAGGATCTTCCAGAAACCACAGACCACTTAATCGAAGGTGTTACACCTGAAGGTCTTAAATACTCATTAGTCGACTTTGCTACAAAGGTCTACCAAGAAGGTAACTTTGTACCATTAACCGACAAAATGCTCAAATATGGTCTCGATAAACAACTCGCTATCTCAGGCAAATTACTCGGTAAGAATGCCAAGAACAGAATGAGAAGTTTACTTGCCGCTACCGTGTTCAATGGATTAAACGTCCGTTATGCTCAAGGTCAAACAAGCAGATCCGACGTAGTCTCCAACACAAAAGGTATCACTCTTGCTGATATCAATGCTATCAAAGCTGATTTCGTCCGTAGAGGCGTTGAACCAGTCGAAGGTGGCAAATACATCTTCTTAGCATCTCCAGAAGTTATCGCTGATATCAAGAATCTTGATGGCGTTAACAAATCCTGGATTGATGTTGAAAAATATGGTGACCAATCTGGCATCATCAATGGTGAAGTCGGTACCTTCTTAGGCTTCCGTTTCATCGAAACCAATATCGTTCCAGTCGTTAGCACATATGTCCACCTCTGCTTAGCCTTTGGTAAAGAAGCATACGGTGCTGTTGCTATCGATGGTGAAGACGCTGCTGGTGGATTCGAAGTTATCTACAAGGCTCTCGGTTCCTCAGGTTCCAGTGCCCCATTAAATCAACGTGGATCCCTTGGTTGGAAACACGATGGATTCGGTACAAGAATCTTAAGAGACGAAGCTATGGTTAGATATGAATGCTACCACGGTTCTGCAATCGCTGGTGCATTAACTGATTCCAATAGAATTGGTTACAGAAGTGCCTCTGGAGCAATTACTCCAACCTTAACAAAAGGCACACACATCGATTCAATCGAAGTAGTTGGTAATGTTGCTCCTGGTGCATTACTCAAAGTTACTGCAAAAGCAGGAAG